GTGCAAGTGCGTCAATCATTTCACTCAAGCGAGGAGCCTTAACCAAAAGGTTGGCGCTCCACTGTGCAGCCTCGTATTGCATCTGCAATTCTTTATACTTAGCCTTGTCTTCGCTTCCGCCTTTATGCAAGCAGTATTCGCTCATCAAATACAAACGGAAAGGCTCGGCATAAGCCGTATCAATCAATGTATTCTCATTAACGTCTGCCCCATTTGAGAAATACTCGATTACTAACTGGCCATCAGGAATATTATGACTGAAAATAATGTTGTTACCATCTACTCGATAGTAATTTTCGTTTCGTCCGCCTCCCACAGTATAGTTTGGGTAATTGTAGAAATATCCAAAATAACCAGTAGGAAAGAATCCATCTAAAATAACATCATCATTTTGATCACTTTCACATTGAAAAAATTCTTCGGGATAGGTCAAGGATGTGTCTGGAGTTAGAGTCCAAATGCGACGGCCTGACTTCAATCCAATCTTGGAAATCCTCATACAGTCTCCTGGCATTGTAAATACCCGTGCGCCGGTATCAATCTTCCCGTAAATCGTCCGTAGACTTACATTCCCATCAAGCGGACTCTTCTCACTTAAATAGTCAATGGCCACCTGAGTCATCCAAGTAAGCTCGCGACCAACTGGGTTCTTGCCCAAACGGTACAACGCGGACGTTGCGATATATTTTATATTCTTTATTGTCATCCTTGAGTCCTTTGTGATTGAGCATCAATACCATCGTTATTCAAGTCGTCTTGGAACCCTTGGGTTGAAAGCAATTGCATACACGCCTGGAACAGCATTGTTTCCCCCTTCCCCGTTTCGTCGCTAGGGATAATCAAAACGTCGTCATCAGCCATTTGATATACGTTAGGAACCATTGTAACTGTAACGTCACCCTCTGGCTTCCTGTTGAAACGCAACTTATCCTTAAAAAGGATGGCCGCCGAGTTGTTTCCTCCGCGCAATATGTTTATGGCCGTGGCTTCTGCCTTGCTTTGAACGATGTAACCATTATCCCCAGTTGACTGGTCTTCTACGCTAAAGATCGCCATAGTCCCCGCAATTGGCTGTGGACTGAGAGTTACATAGTAACCATTGGCGTCAGTAGCAGGAGTGAAAGTGTACGGAACAGCCATGTCACTTGCCTCATAGGGATTGCGTGATACAATGTCGGCAAGGGCTAAGTTAAGTACACGAGAAATAATCGAACGAGGATACAAACGGCGCAAATCTTCTGGGACATCGCCCCCGGTCAACCTGTGTTGTATTAATTCAATGGCTTGACGTTTCGTGATCATACTTTACTTGGCATTTGAGTCTGAATATCCCACTGATCTTGGTTTCCAATTCCAACATAGGTCTTGATCATCTCAATCAAATGGTCAACACAGCTTTCGGGGTATTCAAATTCAACGCTCAAACTTGGGTCTCCAGTATTTGGTCCCGTTGTATGAACTTCTCCCGGTGGTAAATATACGGGAATTCCGTTAATAATATCGTAGTCAAAGTAAGGAACTTCAGGAGTTCTTATGTATGTAAACGTAATCCGCGTGATGTACGGGTAGATGTAATATTTGTCGTTTCTTGTAACAATTACAGGATCATTTTCCTGAGGATTGTCTACGGGACTTGTAATTGAGTTACGCATTTTAGCGTCAAACTCATGCTGGCTAACAAACTCTACACTACGATAATTAGTTTCGTATCCGCAGTTTACGTTCAAAACTTCAAGATAACTTGAATTTGCTTGATACCAAAGATCAGCAGGGATTGTAGCGTAACCACCACGTTCGGGGCGTCCTTGCAGCACAGGAGTGAATGCAAGGGCTGGATATTGAGGTGAACCCAATGTCTTAATGAACGTCTGCAAGTCACTTGTAACCTCGCGATTCTTTTCAAAGTTATCTACAAGCGTGTTCAGATATCTCTGATTCACCGCGTTAATAGCCTTGTTAAAAGTATCGGGCGTAATATAGCCACCCCTCAGGTCCTTTCCGGCCCTGAAGAGGAGGTCGCTATATATTTGGCCAAGGTTAGTGGTCATTATGCAAATATCTTGATTTCAACAGTAGCATTATTCAAAATACCATCTTGCAATGTGGCTGTGTCGTAGTCATAAGTTCTTATGGCGACATATCCGGCGGAAACAGGTTCAGCATAAACAAAACCAACTCGCGACCCAGCATTACCATTGTTGATTACAACTGATGTCTTTAAATCATTAATCAAAGACCCCAACGACAATCTATACTGACCAACGCCTCCATATTGGAATGAAAACGTAGCTCCAGTGTTATTATAGACAGTCTGAACAAGGGTTGGAGCGCCTGATCCGGATTGAGTAATTCGAATTACCGCCATACTATAAATAGCAGAAACGGTTTCCGTAACTAACCCGTTATTATCTACACCAAGAAGATATTGTGGGGCGCCAGAGAAAGCTGCTGGAGTTTGGCCATATTCATTCAGTGTTACAGAACCATCAAAGTTTAAGGTAATCGCTGGATTTTCTACTCCAGAATTTTTTGTGGTTATTTGTAAATTAGAACTTTGTGTGGTTGCGTTAACCCACGTACTTTTAATATTAGACGTTGGGGCCGCTGATCCCGATGCTGTTGCTGCTGAGAATTGTATTGAAGAACCTATTCCATTGGCTCCTGCGCCAGAGCTGTTTAGCGTTTGAAGAACAAGATTAGTCCCCAAGGCTGACGAGTTTTGATTTACATTACAAAGTAGCGGAACTCCAGCTGTAGCAATAACTTCTAATGAAGTGTCATCGCTCTGTATAATAAAATCATTTCCGTCAACATCTATTAAAGTAACACCATCAAGTGTACCGCCCAGTCTAACGTCATTGCCAACCTTGTTCAGTCCATTAATACCATCAAACACAGCAAGGGCGTCCACTTGGTCTAATTGTCCCTGAACAAACCCAGATGTTAAAATAGCACTTGGAGTTGCCGGAATTTCAGAAGCCGTTGGAATTTGACCTGGGCCATAATATTCTTCCCAAGTAGCAGTACCCTGACCATTAGTCAAGCAGATGTATATTACTTGAGTCTCTACATTTTCCCACAATGCTCCTACCTGGACTCCTTGTGTTACGTCATTAGTTGACAATGGAGATCCCGGACCTACAGGATCGGCGTTAAAGAGTCTAAACTGAATTGCATTGATAAGTGTATCAATTGTAGACGCAGCGTTATTGTTTACCCACTGATAAGTATCTGGATCGCAGCATCCACATTCGCATCCAGAAGCGTCTAGTTGACCTTCAATAAGGGCTAATGTTTTGCGATAGTTCTCAATATCACCACAAGAGCGGTAATTCTGAGCCTCAGTGTAGTAGAGCAATACGTTATCTACAAATACCTGGTACTTAGAAATTCGATTACGCTGAAGTTCTGTGGCGTGAGCATTACGAAGACTTTCAATACAAGGAATAAGCCCACAAAGAGAACCCGCGCAACTAACTACAAACTCTTGGCTTCCAGATGATATATACTGAAGAATCAATCCATCGGTCTGTACCTTTTGAATTGTTTGACTCAATGAAACACTAAATGTTCCAGTAGCAAGCACATTGTTGCTATACGGAAGCGTGTTCGTTATAATCTGAGAGTTAAACGTCGGGGTTAAACTTGTCCAAGCAGGGTAGTTAATTGCAGCGCTTAGACTTGTAATTGTCTGGCCGTTTAATACAGTGGAATTTGCTACCGCCCATGTGCCATTTGTCCCTACCTCGCAGTCATATGAGAATGTTACATCAGCTGCCGATTGAACACATCCTGAATAAGTGTAAACGCCATTTAATTGTACGTTGGTTATATCAAATGAAGAAGAGCTGTCTGTATCATTCTGTAGTCCAGAAAGAGTAATCGGAAACTCGCCCCCAGAAACTTCTCCTACAGATACGATTACTACCGGATCACCGCTAGGATCCATAGTTAAACTATTTCCAGCTTCTAAAAATCCTGCAAATTGGAAACTGTCAGAAACAGCAGTATTTGGCAATGTAATCGACTGAAAATCACAAAGACCTGTCAAGCGAAGTCTATATAGCAAAGTGTACACGCCATTAGCTACGTTTCCGTTTACGTCTAATGGTAAATTAAAAGCAAAATAAGGAGTCTCGCCTGAATGCTGAGACTCCCAATCTTGCAGATTTATCATGGTTGTATCATTGCTTGAAGGATCATTCAAGTCAACAATTACATCTCCATTAAAAGTAATTACACCTACCCCCTTTGCCTGATTGATATTAAGGTCAATTCCGATACCACCAGGTCCTGAGTAATTTGTTGAATCTGTTACTATGCCTCGCGGAACCACTGTGTTTGTAAGTGGATCAACGTATGTTAGATCAAACGTAAGGGTTACGGTGCTAATCATCTTTTTATAGTTTTCTTAATTTACCTAATAATTCTTCATTTACCTTGAGGTGATCAATCAGAGCAAATGCAGCCTCGCTACCCGTCTGCGCTGACTCAAAGAATGGTGATTTCAACCACTTTGTTCCATCGCCTCTACGGTCGCGAATATACCACATTCCGTCTTCATTTTTGATAAAATTCTCACTTATCAGTCTGTTAACTAACTCGTGAACAGACTCTCCCTCTAAAGATGTTGTCTGTTGAGGTTTAGATGAGCCGATAATTTCGAACGCGTTCTTTTTAAATGTCTCACTTCCGTTCTTGAGTGCGTCATGAAGAGCAACGCGGGTTTCTTCCTCAGTATGAAGTGGAGCCATTCCTAGGCCCTCTACAGTCTTTAGAATGGTTTTGTAATCCAAGTTGAAGTAAATAAGGTCTTCGAGTTCGCGAGCAGCCTTGGCTAGGCTGATTTTGCTCTTAGCCTCAATGTCTTTCTTCTCGTAATGGTATTTTACGCCCGGAGACTTATATAAGGATTTATTGTTTTCTACAATTGGGCATATATAATGTACGTAAAATAACAAGTCTTTTTGGTGAGGTTGAATGGTAAATCCATCCCCTATTTGTACCCTCATGTTTTGATAAGTAAAAACACCACCAATATTGCTAGGAGCAGAAGTTGTGTATAGCAAAGTGTATTCTGATTCTGTTTCTTTGTCGTAAAAATTTCCTCTAGACTTTATAGAAACAGCCCCAGGAGCCTGAATCATTAATATAGGGTCTGCCTCAGTGTTGTGGGTTGGTACTTTGTATGATTTTACTTTATACTCATCTTTAACACGAAGAACTACTGGGCGTTTTTCATTGAAAAAATACGGAAACTCAGTTCTTAATTCCTGTTCTGCCCATTCCGGAATATCTACAGGAGAGTTGTTGCTTAGATCAAATAACATATCGTTTTATTTTTTTGTTTGTGAAAAATAGGGAGAGGTTTCCCCCTCCCCATTTTGAATTTACTAAGATTATGCTGTGAACAAACCGTACTTGTTAGCGTTTACAAACTTGTAAGCTACTTCAGATACGATGTGAACACCGAGTTGCCATACATCAGTCTTGTTAGCTGCTGCACGACCACCTGTTTGCCACATATTCATGAATGCACCTGGCTTGTGGCACAGACGAACATACTTACCCATGTTACCAATACCATCGTCAACACCTCCATTGGTACTCAATGGAATGAAGAACGCATAGTTTTTCCAAGCGTTATCAGCAGCAGTAGATCCAACACCAAGCATGGTTGGGTTGTCGAAGATACCCATACGAACAAATCCAAAGTTCTTGTTATTGAACACGAGGTTGTTGAATGAGAAAGTCTTGCTCATCAAATCAGCATAAGCACCTTCACCCCAGAAGGTCTTCTCCATCTGAACCTTGTTAACGGTTACGTTCAAGTTCAATGGGTTGTTGGTTGTTTGTGTTTGACCTGTTCCAAACATATTTGTCTCCATCAATTGCTGCATGAATCCACTAGCCCAAACCATGTAGTTCTTTACAGAACCATCTTGTGAGGTCAAAGCCTGCTCCATTGCATAGAAGTCAGTAACATCAGGAGTACCACCAGTTGGAACCACAGTGTTCAAACCACCACCGTTAGTGTTAGATCCGCTGTTACGAATCGCATTCTCCAAACCTTGAGTAGTTTGGAACGAAGTAGCAGACAAACCAGTGTTGTAACCGGTAGCAGTAGATGGAACGCCAGTGAAGAAAGTGTTTACCAAGGCAACCTGGTGTTCACGCTGCAAATAGATGATGTCGCGTGAGTTAGAGTATGGAGTTTGAACTCCGTTCTCCAACTGTGAATACCAAAGTTGGTTGTAAAGAGCTTCTGAACTAGAAGTAGTATCGTTACGGAAAGTCTGCAAAGGAGAAGTCTTAACCGTATCGAATGTGAACTTAGAAGCGTAAGCACCACCGTTCTCAGGAGCTGAGTTACCTACGTAGAACATCAATCCAGCAGGAGCAGCAGCGCCTGTTGTGATCAACGCAGCCATGGTAACCGTGTTGGCAGCAGACTTAGCTGTGATCTGGTACAAAGCACCAGTGCTTGCGTCTCTCCAAATGTCACCAATTGCTGGCCAAGAATAGTCAACACCACCAACAGTTTGAACGTTTGCAGCATCCAAAGTTACTGTGTACGGGCCTGCGCCGGTAGCTGTTACAGTAATTGGAGCTTCCATACGAGTCAACTCAAACCAACGAACTTTAGGGTTCTTCGCGATTTCGCGGTTACCCACAGCGTTCATGATTTGGTTCATCGCATCAAAATATTCATCACCAAAAGGAAGATATGCTACCGCATCGAAATCTTCCATGATTGCATCCCAGTTGTTCTGGATGCCCCCAAAGGTCATCGCACCCGTACTTAACGGATTGATGGTGGGACTCTGTACAAATGCCATTTTATTAAATTTTTTTAATGGTTAATTATGATTTTAGCGCCTGTGACGGGAAAGGAATGCCTCGCTCCATGAGATCTCTTTGAGCGGCAGTCAATCCTTTTTGATCAACAGCTGTTTTGCCTACACGGTTTGGCGTTTTAGGCTGACCGTTGTAAACTTCTTTTACCACCTTTTTTTCGGTTTGAGCCGTAAGTGATTTAGCTATTTGAACTCCGAGATCCCCAGACTGAACCTTATGAATGAGGACTTGGTTCGTTAACCATTCACGTACCGCTTGTTTACCTTCCTTTGTGGTAGTATCAAAGGCTTGACCTAAGTAACCTGCATACTGCGACTTCAAAATCGATTCGACCTCTTCGTTTGAAACTTGTAACGAAACTTCCGTATCGCCGAATTTGTATGGGACCTCCTTTAGCTGCTTGGCGTAGGTCTCTGCCTCGGCAAGTGCTATAGACTGTCTTTCCGCAATCTGTTTTTCTGTTTGGCTCTTTAGCTCTTTCGCAAAGGTATAAGGATTTTTCACTGTTTCAACATCTTTTTTAGTCTTTTCAATCATTTCGATTGCGTCGATTGCATCAGACTTTAAAAGGGCTGTAGCATAATACTCACCTTCTCCTAAGTTATATTTTTCACGAATGGCCTCCTCAATAGTTGACTGGCCAAGTCGCTTGAATTTATCTGGATTCTTTACTGCCTCCGCAAGCACCAATGCCTTGAGCGGATCTTCCATCAAACTGTCCGGGTTAGAGGAAACGATTTGATTCGCTATAGACGAGTTAATACCCTTTTTACCAAAGGCCACAATCGTCTTAGCTTCCTCGATTCCGCCAAATGGATCATCAGCATCTTGCAACAAAGCAAGACCTTCTTCTATTTCGCGTTGCTTATGATTTAACTCATCTGAAAGGTTCTTGTATGAACGAAGCTGTTCAAACTCACTCTTAAAGGAGTCCTCATTGTCGTAACCATAAGCAGCAAACCAAGGACTTTCCTGTGGCGCTACTTCTTCATTAACCTGTTCGTTTACCTGATTGGTTACTTGTTCGTTAACCAATTCTTCTTGATTGTTCAATTCGTTGTTTTCCATATGTTTTATACTCTACCTGTTATTTCATTTCCCATTTGAGCTTCGAGGGTTGCCTCAAGCTGTATTTGTTCCAATACTTGTTTTCCTTTCAATAACTGAACCTGATAGTTTGAATCAGCTTTAATCTTGGCCATCTCCTGTTCCTTCATAAGTTCCATGTTAGCCATCTCACGCTGTTTCATGATTTCAATCTGAGCAAGCTGCATTGCAGTTTGACGTTTAGCCTCCTCAGTCATAAGTGCAGACTGTTGCTGACCTTGAATTGTCTGCTGCAACATCATTTGTGCGTGTTGTTCCTCGCGCTGACGGGCTTCCGTCTCTTCAGTAGCCATGAACCAAAGCGCTTCATCAACATCTCCATTCTTCAAAAGCTGGGCTACACGCTCTACGCTTGAAGGACTTAATAAAACGGCTCCATCCTTAGTTGGCATTTGAGACATCTGTATGGCACGTTGAAGAATAGCGCTCTTTTCTTTTTCGTTTGGAAGGACCTTGCAAGTAATAGCTAATTGATCTAATGATAAGCCCTCAAGTTCATCAAGTGCATTAACCATAGTTTCACCAATAACGCTTTCATAAAACTCTCGAATCTTAGGGTCATATTCAATATCTATTCGAGCCTGGTGAATGATTCTCTCACCAAGTTTCTGTTTGAATTGACGCTCAGACTCGCGAAGAGGCCAGTTGGCATGATTTCCGGCAACGTAATCTGCCTCCATTACTCCAACTAATCGTTCCGCCGATTGATCTGGGCTTGCGGCCATCGCATCCGGAATACCCATAAGATCCTTAATCATCATTTGAATGTTTGCTATTTGAGCAAGCCATTCTTGACCCTGTGGACCAAGACCATTATCCATCTCAACAAGGGGTTGAGATACGTACTTACCTGTTGCCGCATTAAACTTAGTAGCAACAATCTGAATACCGTTCTGACGGTGGATGTGCATGAGGTCGAACAAGTCGTACTCTACACCTCCAATCTTGATGTTGGCGGCTTCGCCCACATCAATTCTATATCCTTTTGGAGCAGCAGCCCATACCGCCGCACGTAATTTCAATACCGCAAACATCAAATCATCAAGCAATCCCTTCACGCTGCGTGTAGGAGATTGTCCGTTGATTCGATGAATTACATATGAACTCATTGGAGAAAGGCCCTTCTGCATTTGGTTAGGCTTCTTCTTCCACTCGTAAATGCGATCTTGACCGGTTCCTGAGATGATATAAGAACCCTCATACCAATAATTACAAGAAACTTCGTCGTAGGTATCGTTTGGGTTCTTCTTCTTTTCTTCTACCGGCTTATTATTACGGATGTAACTTCCATAACCCTGCTTATTTACACGCTCTACATACTGCTTGTAGTCGGTAGACAAATACTCAAACTTCAAAACATAAACCTTGAAATCCATCCACACCCAACGATTTGTAGTGGAGTCCTTGCGTTCAAAGGCCCACTGAGGGATGGTTGATACGTTCGTTTGATAAGGCACATATGATTTAGCCATAGCTTGAATCTGCGCCTCATTAAATCCAGCATCTATAAGTTTATCAAAAATAGACTGTATAGTTTCCGCCTCAATATGACCAATAGCAACAGGCTCCTCTTGGTTGTCTTCATTCCAAAGCATAACCATTCGAGCAGGGTCAACATATTGAAACTTAACTTGACCGGTAATAGGGTCGTTGTAAATCTTTGCTGCACGGAAATGGAAGTCAATTGCATCGCGATTGAACTCCATTCGCTCTCCAGCCCAGTTAGAGGCCCTGAAGCCTGATTCAGCAAGTTTTTCCAAGGCTACCTCATACTTGCTTTTGAAAAAACCTAAACGATCCGCCATTTCAAGCATGGTCTCGTCTTTGGGTACAAAAGGCAACTTGAACTCAGGAAGACCAAGCTCTCGTGCTAAAGGGTTTGTATAATTCGCCTTAGCGTACAAATCGTATTTTTTACGCTTCTTTTTATTGATGATGTTTTTATCAAGAGAAACACAATCAAGTTTATAATCGTTATCTGAAAGAATTGATAGAAGAACATTCGATAGTTTTCGCATTGGAGAGAAAATGTCATAACTAATGTTAGCCATGGCCTTTCTCTGAGCCTTACTCATTCCCTTGGAAGTACCATTTGCTTCGTTTTGACTTATCCCCTTCGTGCCGATGGGAGATCCGTTGGTAAACCAGTTTTTGTATTTTTCTTGGGACTGATTGCCCGCACCGTAGTTTCTAGTTTCCTGCATTTCAGGAAGTTGAGTATACGTAAAATATGTTCCTCCTGCACAAAAACGAGTATATAAAGCACGAGCAACTCGCAAGCCGTATTCTGGCTTTAGTTTATCAACCTCCGGAATGTTGTCGTTTGGGAACAACATACTACCAAGTATCTGTGGTAATATCATATCTTACA